GCAACGAGTACCGATGTAATGTTTCCGTTAATTTCATCAAATAGGTATTGGAATTATGGGGCGGGTGGTTTAAATGATATAAGTCTAATCGCAAACCCAATTAGATACAACGAGCTATTTCCAGCGGTAAGATTAAAAACAGTTTTCAATATAATTGAGGATGAGTTTGATGTTAATTTACAGGGAACTGTTGAAAACCCAAGCGTATTTTTAACAGACGAAAGGTTTACAAATGCATATTTATATTTAAAAAATGCGGAAACATTTGTTTTTAAAAGCTCTTCAAATTTAATAACTTGGGACGCAAAAACAACACCTCCAAATTATTACAATATAAATTTATCAAATGAAACTTGGCAGTCAACTTATACCGCTCTCGGTTCAGAATATCTTGAATTTATAACTCAAACTATCTCGATTAGTGTTACCGCTACAGTTGCGGGTTTACCTTACGATATTATACTTTATAAAAATGGAACTGAATTAATATCTCAATCTTTTGTTTCGGTAACGTCTCCGGTAGTTACTGGCTTGGCTGGTTCTTATATAAATCAAAATACTGGGTTTAATACTTTTGATACATATAGTATTAGTATTGTGGCAAATGCTTCTATAACATTTGACGCTGAATTAATTTTAGAGACTACATTTCTCGAAGGATACGAGCCAGACTTTCCATATGATCCAATATATGCAGTCATTACAGATACAGCAACTAAAACAACAAATCAAACAACACCTGCTGCGAAATTGCCTATTAATTCATATTTCCCAGAAATTAAAATTGAGGACTTTTTTGCTGGTGTTTTAAAAATGTTCAATCTTACTTGTTATTCAAGTGACGGAGTAAATTATACAATCGATACCTTAGAGAGTTATTACAATTTAGGAGGTATAATTGATTTGACAAAATATGTCAAGACAGATTCAATCAATTTAAACAGAGTTAAAACTTATAAAAAAATTAACTTTTTATACGAGAAATCTGAGTCGTTGGTTAATGTAGGTTTTAATTCAAATAATGGGATTGAATATGGCTCTCTTTATTATGAAAATATACCTAAAACAGATGGCGAGGAATATTCAATTAAATTATCTTTTGAGGATTTAAATTTTAACAATTTAAAAGATAAACTACAGGTTGGTTATGCTTTAAAAAGCGATGGAATAACAAAGTACATACCTAAGCCAATTATTTTATATGATTATAATCCGACAGCATTAACAAGTTTGACAGCTACTGATTTTTGGTTTAATACAAATTTAACAGGAGGAACTTCAACACAACACACGAGTTATAAAGCATTCGGACAGGAATTATTAACGGCTGGGATTACTTATTCATTGAATTTTCCTGAACAACAAAGTACATTAACAAATGAAGTTGTAGTTAATAGTTTATACCAAACTTATTACTCAAATTATATAAGTAATATATTTAACTATAGAGCACGATTAATTAAAGTTAGTGCTATATTACCTATTTCGGTTTTAACGTCTTTAAAACTTAACAATAGGGTTATAATAAGAGACAAAAGATATATTATAAATTCATTTACAACAAATTTAACAACAGGCGAGGCTTCATTTGAACTACTAACTGATTTAAGAACATTATGATAAATAACATTTTAGAAATGCTGAAGCTTGCGGAGCAATACGAAAGCAACGAAATTATTGCAACTGCAAAAGGGAAATACAAACTACCAAAAACTTATAAAGAAATATTTAAAAAAGCGTTAAAATGGCAATTGAAAAAATAATTGATTTACAAATACATACTAATGTTGATGTTACTGCTGAAAAAATATTAACACTAAAACAGCAATTAAAAATCGCAAAAGCTGAAGTACTTGCGATGTCAGACGCTTTTGGTATAACTTCCCAACAAGCTATTCACGCAGCGGAAAGAGCTGCAGAGTTAGGGCACGAAATTTCAGCAGCTAATAAACTTGTTAAAACATTCAACCCGAGTACAACTTTAAACTCTACGACTCAAGCTTTAGGAAGTGTAAAGGAAGGTTTTGAAGTTGCTTCACATACAATGAAAACTTTTGGTGTTGAAAGCACACAATTAGAAGGTGCTTTAGGAAAGGTTGGTGTAGCAATGGAGTTAACCTCTGGAATTACTGCAATCCAAGAAAGTGGGGAATCTTTTAAAAGACTTGGAGCAACATTAAAAAGTTATTCAGTAATACAAAAAATTATAACAGCTGGGCAATGGTTATGGAATGCTGCAATAGCTGCAAATCCAATAGGGGCTTTAGTAGCTGCAATCGTAGCGGTAATCGCCGCAGGTTATGCGTTAACAAAATACTTTATGTCAAATGCTGAGGCATCGCATAAAAATGAGAAAGCAATAAAAGAAAATTCAAAAGCATTAAATGAGCAAATTAAAACAGCCGATAAAAACACGGAGGCTTTTGATATAAACTCAAAACAAAAATTAGCAATGGCTAAAGCTTCTGGAAAAAGTGCGGAAGAGATTAGAAAATTAGAATTAAAACTTATTGATGAAAAAATAGCGTTTGAAAAATCGTCAAGAGAGATTGCTAAAAATACATTTTATAAAAATCAAAATACCTTAGCAACTTTAAAAGGGGCTGGAGCTGATGAGGAGCAAATAAAAAATCAGGAGGAAGTAACTAAAAAATCGCTTGAGGAATTTGGTAAACAAACTAAAAATTTAAACGATGCTGTAAAAGAAAAACTCTCAATTACAAATAGGCATTTGGTAGAGATAAGACAATCTGAAACAAAACACAATGAGGATTTAAGAACAAAAGCAAAAGAAGCCGCAGAAAAAGCCGCAGACGAATTAAAAGCACAAAAGAAAAAAGATGCTGAGGATTTAAAAGCCGCTTTATTAGCTGCTAAAAATGCTGAGTTAACTTCTCGAGAAGAAATATCAAAATCAATTGGAGACGCTCAGGACAGACAGGCTGAAAAAAATATGACAGCCAGTGAAATTGAACAAAGAGTTGTAAAAGATAAATATTTTGGTTTAATTGAATTGGCAAAACAACAAAACAGATCCAAAGATGAGATTGATGTTTTAGAAATTCAAAGATTAAACGAATTAAATGCAATAAAAGATAAATATAGACTTGAAGAGGATGCGAAAAAAGCAACTGAATTAGAAAAAATAATTACTGATTCAACCGCTACTTTTGACGCAAGACTTGCAGCAGTTGATTCCGAACAAGCTTTATATAAAAAGCAATTTGATGACAAATTAATTACAGAAAAAGATTATAATGAAAAAATAGGGCAATTATCAAAATCCAGAGTTGAAATTGATAAGTCTGAGGCAGATGCTAAAAAAGCAATACTTCAAAAAACCTCTGATGTATTAAATAAAGGAGCGGATTTACTTGGTAAAAATACCGCAGCTGGTAAGGCAATGGCAGTTGCTGCTGCGTTAATTAATACATATCAAGGTATTACGGCAGAACTTGCAACCAAAACAGTCACGCCTTTTGAGATAGGTTTGAAAATTGCCAATGTTGCTATAATCGCAGCTACAGGATTTAAAGCTGTTAAGAATATTTTAGCCGTAAAAGTTCCAGGAGGTGGTGGAGGTGGAAGCGTTCCAGATGGAGCTTCCGCAGCAGGTGGAGGAGCACCAACCGCTCCATCTTTTAATGTAGTTGGTTCAAGTTCAACCAACCAATTAGCTCAAACTATTGGTCAACAACAACAACAACCAATACAGGCTTACGTAGTTGCTAATAATGTAACCACTGCCCAGAGCTTACAGCGTAACATTATTGAAAGTGCCACGATAGGAGGTTAAAATTTCAGTCTATAACCTTAAAATTAATTTATTTTTTAAGGTTATAGGCTTGTTTTATATCATTAAATTAAAATTTAATGTAAAAAGTTTATAACAAAATTAATTTAAATCGTTATACATATATGGAAACATACAAAGTATTATTTAATGAACAGGATAATGAAGGGGTATATTGTATCTCTTTGGTTTCTGATCCTGCAATAGGTGTAAATTTTATCACTTTGTCAAAACAAACAGAGTTGAAGCTCGCAACTGTAAACGAGGAGCAACGTATTCTTATGGGTGCGATATTAATTCCAGAGCAACCGATTTACAGAAACCAAGACGGACAGGAGTTTAATATAGTATTCCCAAAAGAAACGATTAAACAAGTACAGCAGAATTTTGCATTAAAAGGATACCAAAATAATTCAACTATTGAACATTCGGGAGTGCAAATTGACGATGTTACATTTATTGAAAGTTGGATAAAAGAGGATGAGGTGCACGATAAATCTGTACACTATGGTTTTAACGAGCCGGTAGGAAGTTGGTTTGGTTTGATGAAAGTTAATAACGACGAAATTTGGAACGATTACGTTAAAACAGGAAAAGTCAAAGGCTTCTCAATCGATGGGGTTTTTGATATGGAGAAAGTAAATTTAAAAAGTGAATATATGAATTTAGAATCAATTGTAAATGCAATCAAAGATGGTTTTGCTTCGGTAAAATTATCTGAGGAAGTTGCAACCGTTGAAGAGGTACAAGTTACTTTGGAAACGATGAAATTAAAAGACGGTGTTACCGTTTTGGAAGCTGAGGCTTTTGAGGCTGGTCAACCTGTTTTTATTGTAAACGAAAACGGAGACAAAGAACCTGCACCAATCGGAGATCACGAATTGGAAGACGGTAGACTTTTGGTAATCGTTGAGGAAGGTATGATTGCTGAAATTAAAGAGGCAATGGCAGAAGAGACTGAAACAGAAGAGGCAGAAGTTGAAATGTCAAAAGAGGATCAATTTTCTGAATTGGTAAAATCTATTGTTACTTCAATGAGCATCGAAGTTGCAAAACAAATCGAAACAATTAGAACTGAATTATCGGCTCAAATTGCAGAGGTTAAAACAAACCAAGTTGAGGTAAAAGCTTCAACAAAAGCAAAACCAGAAGTTGCTGAAACTTCAAACAAAAACGTGAAATTAACACGCAATCAAAAAATATTAAATAACCTTAAAAATTTAAATTAAAAAATGGCTACAACTACAACTGTAAGTTCTAACTATGCTGGTAAAGATGCTGGTATGATTATCGGTCAAGCGTTCAAAACGATTGACACTATTGAAAAAGGAGCGGTTACTATCGCTGAAAATGTAAACTTTAAATTGTCTTTGCGTAAAATTGCGTACACAGACGGAACAACTGCATACACTTGCGGATTTGCTCCTGCTGGTGCAATCGTTTTAAACGAAAACACTATCGAGCCTTTCAAATTCAAAAATGATTTTGATGTTTGTAAAGAGGATTTCAGAGCGACTTGGTCTGATGGAATTATGGGCGGAGGAGCTTCGAATGCAACTGCACCATCTGATATTATGGACGCCATCCAAGCGGAAGTTTTGGGAGCAATTGGAGAGAAATTAGAAACTGACATTTGGACTTCATCTACTAACTTTGATGGTTTCATTACTTTGTTTGATGCTGATGGTGATGTAAACAAACCAACTGCTGATGCTGTAGTTTCTGAGGCAAATGTATTGTCTGACTATTTAAAACCAGCTTTGGCTGCTGTTCCTGTAGCTTTGAAAAATAAAGAATTAGTATTGGCAGTATCTCCAGACGTTGCTGAGGCTTATGCTTTCTATCTTTCAACTCAAGGGATTGTTTATGGTAACGGAAATAGCGATTTCGCTTTGACTTTCGGAAGACACACAATTGTTACTTTAAATGGTTTACCTGATAACTCTGTAGTTATCTACGAAAAGAAAAATCTTGTATTTGCTACAGGTTTAACTGCAGACCATAATCAAGTTGCAATGGTTGACGAAGACGAAATCGGTTTGTTAACTGGTAAAGTAAGAGGTAAAGTAGTTTACAACGTAGGTGTTGGATATTACAACGCTGCTGAAATTGTTTGGTTAACTTACGAAGCATAATTAATAATTTAACCGCTCATTAATTTGGGCGGTTTTTAATAAAAAAAATACAGATGAGTTGTTTAATAAGCAAAGGAAAATTGCTTGGCTGCAAAGACCAGCGAGGCGGTTATAAAAATTTATATTTTGCAAATTACGAAGATTTTGGTTTCGTAATCGCTGCACACGAAGTTACAAGCTTAGGAAGTTTGGACGAGGTGTTTAAATATGAGGTTAAAGCAACTACAAACGCTTTAACTGAAACAGGAACAAGCTCAGAGGATAATGGAACGTTTTTAAACGCTCAATCGGTTGCGGTTACGCTTCCTAAATTATCAGCTGACTTACAAGGTCAAGTACAATTGATTTGTGCTTCAAGACCTTATGTATTTATAGAAGACTATAATGGTAACATTATGCTTTTGGGAGCTACAAACGGAACGATGGCAAGCTGTACAAAAGTAAGTGGTGGAGCAGGTGGAGATTTAACAGGTTTTACTTTAGCAATTACTGCTGAAGAAGGTAATCTTTCTCCGTTCTTAGATGGTGCAATGAAAACAGCTTTATTCGCTTTAGTTAGCGATGTAGTAGTTTCATAAATAATTGCATAAAAATTAATAAAAAAGCTCCTTATTGGAGCTTTTTTTGTTACAAAAAAGTATTTTCTCGTTATATTAGTATGTGGATATTTAATTTAACAGCACCGTATCAATTCAAATGCATTCCGAGAGGATATAATAGTGGCATAATTACGTTTTTTTTACGTGACGAGCTCAAAGATATCACTCACGAAATCGAGGTAACGGGTGTTTATTACCAAAATGGTGTATTAGTTTTAATTTTTGACGATTATATAATGAAGGAAGGGCAATCTTTTGAAATTGTAATCAACGAAAACGATGAATTAATATATAGAGGCAAGGCTTTTGCGACTGCTCAAACAGATTTAGAAAATTTTGAACTTAACAATGGAGTTCTAAAAGTATAATTTTATGGAAAAATTACAAATTATAAATTTATCGAACTATATAAGACCAGAAATCAAAGAGGTATCTGGTAAAAAGTGGGTATTGAATGGTGATAAAAATTCATTTTATCAAACAATTATCGATGCTTATAATGGTTCGCCAACTAATTCAGCGATAATTGACTCTTATAGTCAATTTATTTATGGTAAGGGTTTGACATCAAAAGATAAAAATACAAAACCAAGTGAATGGGCTGCAATAATTTCTTTAGTTTCTAAAAAAGATTTGAGAAAAATTTGCAAAGATTTCGAAATGTTTGGCGAGGCTGCAATTGAGGTAAAATATTTAAAAAATAAAGTACAAAAATGTTTCCATATTGCAAAGCAAAAAGTTGCTCCAGAGGTTGCGAATGAAGAGGGCGATATTACAGGATATTATTATAGTTATGATTTTTCAAATGTAAACAAATATAAGCCAGAGCGTTTTGATGCTTTTGGATTTGGAGAGGGAACTCAGGAACGCTCTGAAATTTATATAATTAAAGATTATCAGGTAGGGCAGTTTTATTATAGTAACCCTTCATACGTGTCAGGGATTAGTTGGGCAAAAATGGAGGAGGAAATTTCTAACTACTCTATAAATCATATACAAAAGGGGTTGTCTTTCGGTCATATTATCAATATGAATAGCGGTATTCAAGAAAGTGCCGAAACAATCCAAGAGAACACACGACAAATTAGAAACCATTTAACAGGTTCACAAAATGCGGGTGCTTTCTTTTTAAATTGGAATGATAACAAAGATAGCGAAATTACAATTTCGGCTTTGGAAGTTTCAAACGCACACGAGCAATATGCTTATTTGAGTGCTGAGGCTAAAAACCAACTATGTACGTCTCACAAACTTACAACTCCGATGTTGGTAGGTGTAAAAGATGCGACGGGTTTTAGTTCAAATGCTGACGAAATAAGAGTAGGTTTTGAGGAGTTAATGATTAACGTTATTAAACCAAAACAAGAAATCATTTTGGATGCTTTAATGGAAATCTTTGCCGTTAGCGGAATAGCTTTAGATTTACAATTTGAAAGTTTGAGAGCTGAGGATGTAGTTGAGGGAATAGTTGGAACGGATGCAATTTCAAACGATGCAGCGGTTTCTTATAACGGAGCTCAGATTAGTTCGGCAATTGATATATTTGCAAAAGTAAAAGAGGGTATTTTAACAATGGAACAAGCGATTGTTTTCTTAGTTCAGTTTTTAAATATTCCAGCTCAAGTTGCACAATCATTATTTAGTTCTCAAACTGCTCCATTAACTCAATTGAGTACACAGGTTTGCTGTTCAAAAGACGAAAGTAATCTTTTGGAAGTTGCCGACTTGCTTATTGAAATGGGAGAGGTTATTGACGAAGAGCAATGGGAGGAAATTGATGCAATACCAGTCACTCCAGAATTAGAAATAAACGAAATAACTTTGAGCTTAGCGAAATCATTTTCAAGTTTTCCAAATGTAACAAGCGAACAGGATACTTCATTATTTAAAATACGTTATACTTACGAGGGAGCAAGTGGAGCACAAAGAGACTTTTGCCAAAAGATGGTGAGTGCAGGACGAACATATCGCAAAGAGGATATAGTTTTGGCAGGTAGTAAACAAGTTAATAAAGGATTTGGTCCAAACGGAGCAGACGATTATAATATTTGGTTATACAAAGGATCGGTTAATTGTAAGCATTTTTGGATGCGTAAAATATACTTAAGAAAAAACAACACTCAAATTTCAGTTAATGAAGCTCGAAAAATGATTTTAGACTTAGATCCAAAAGACAGACCGAAAGCAAAGTGGGAACAAAACGAAAATGAAGTTGCACAAATAGCATCGGCGAGTAATAATTACTGGTCATTAAATCCAAATTACAGACAATAATGGCAACGACTATACTTTTAAAAGAAAACGAATTAACTAAAAACACTCTTTTGGGTGGGAATATCGATATTGATTTATACATTCCTTGTATTGCAGACGCTCAAAGGATTAGACTTGAGGAAATATTAGGGGATACGTTATACAATAAGATTTGCGAAGACTTTGAAAACGATGACTTAGTAGGTGATTATTTAACATTGTACGAAGGTTATATAGTACCGTTTTTAATTGCTGCCGCTGCGGTTGAGTATCTATTAATCGGAGCTTACAAAGTGAATAATAATGGTATTTTTAAAACGCAACCAGAAAACTCGGTTTCAGTTGACAAAACAGAGGTCGATTACTTGGTTAATAATATGCGTTTAAAGTCTGAAATGTACCGTGATAGAATGTTCCGTTGGTTGTATCAAAATCATTTACCTGAGTATGTTAGTAGCTCTACAAATGTTGTAAATCCGATGCGTTCTAATTTAATATGCGGTAAATGGTGGCTCGATAAACCATACTAAAAATATGAGAAAAACAGACAAACGAACAGAGGAAAATATACTAAAATTAAAAAAATTTGTAAATGGCATCGACATTAAACTTTACGACAAAAAGAGGGGACACATTCAAACAGACAGACTTCCAAATAAATATTAACGATGTACCTTTGGATTTAACTGACGGTCTCGTTAAAATCCAATTACGCAAAGAAGCTGGGGGTATTGTAGCATTCACTCCAGAATTAACTATATTTGATCCAACAAATGGGGAGTTTTGTATTAACGAGCAAATTATCGACATACAAGCGTGCATTTATAAATACGATATTCAAATCACTACAGCTAACGAAGAGGTTAACACTTGGGTAAGTGGTTTATTCACAATCACGGACGATATAACACGATAATATGAGCGATAATATAAATATAATAGTACAAGATACTATTAATGAAATCGTTGTTAATAGTGCGGTTACAGTTGAAACAATCGATATCAACGTACAGGTTGCAGTTGATGAGGTTACTATTATAGCGAACCCAAACGAGTACGTTATAAATGTAAATCGAATTATCGGTGAGCAAGTTCAAAGCGATTGGAATGAAACAGATGACCAAGCTCCTGACTATATAAAAAATAAACCTACAAATACTTCCGATTTTATAAATGATGGTGAGGACGGAGTAAATCCTTTTATAACTTTGGAGGATATTCCAACACCTATAGTTCCGACTTTACAATCAGTAACGGATGAAGGTAATATTACGACAAATAATATTGAATTTGAAACAGGGGCTGGAATTATTTTAGATAATAATTCTAAATTAAAAGAGGGAACTATCGATGCGGGTTATGGAGGTTCAAAAGGTATTGCTCAAATTTGTGCCGTTGGTTATGAATTAAAATGGGAGGCTGGTAGATTATATGTAATGGGCGATGGTGGAACTACTATAAGAGAAGTAAGCCACAATTTTACAACTATACCAACTATTTACGATGATATTGACAAAGGTTTTATTATTGGTAGTCGATGGATTTTAGACAATGGTGATTTATATATTTGTTTAGATAATACTAATGACAATGCAGTTTGGCAATTACAAATAATATCTATTCCAACAAAAACGTCTGACTTAACAAACGATGGTGAAGATGGAATAAATCCTTTTATTACTTTGGCTGATGTTCCTACAACAGGAGTTACCTCTGTAGGTTTAACAATGCCTGTTGCTTTTAATGTGGCAAATAGCCCTATTACTTCAGCAGGTACATTGGAAGTTACTGCGTCAGGAAACGCTACACAATATATTAGAGGAGATGGACAACTTGCAACTTTACCAAGTGGTGGGGGTGGTGGCT